TGTCTAGCAATATTTGTTATAACTTTACCAAGATCGTCATAAGATTTTGTTCTTCTAGAATCAATATTCTCACCAGTATTGTTTGTCATTGTGCTAAGGAAATCACCTAAACCAGAAGATAATCCACCAGCTACTGCCCCCTCAAGAGGATTACCTCTATTAAATATACTTCTTAAAGCTCCACTAACACCTGCTCCAGCCATCTTAGAACCGGTCTTGCCTAATATATCACCTAAACCTGATGATATATAATCACCAGCAACAGGAGATATACCAGCACCTAACCCACTCAATAGAGCATCCTTAATTCCCCCGCCACCTGCTAATGCGGATAATGATCCTAAACCACCTTTAACAAAAGCTGTCCCAACTTTATTTCCAAGACCTAAAGAATCACCAAGCTTAGAACCAAGTTTATCAAAAGCACCCGCTTGTCCTAATCCACCAGTAATTGCTCCAAACATACCCCCTAAATGATTTCCTTGTGTTAAAGAAGCTAATGTACTTAAGGCTAAACCAAGAGGAGCTAAAGGAGTAAATTGTAATACAGTTCCTATAGCTTGTGCAACTTGGGGCATAACTCCACCACTTGCATGATTATATCTGGAGGTGTCTTTGTTAATCCACCCTGGAAGTTGTTCAGCATTTTCAGTTGGTACAAAGAGATTATTTGAATCTATTGATTTTGTCAACTCATTCCATTTATTTGTATTTTGATATTCCCTTTGTAAAGCATAATTGAACATGGTGTTACCACCAGAATCCTGTCTATTCACAGCTAAAGGATTAACATAACCTAACATATCCTCAGTTGCTGGTGTTGGGTCCATTTTGTACCCAGCCAATTTATTATTGTAGATTAAGGGTGTTGAACCAAATAAAGTCTGTAACCCTGTTACTCCTTGATCTAAACCATCTCCAGATAATGCTAAAGATGATCTATTAGAAGTTGCATCAACAGGTATTGGACTACCACCTAGTAACTGACCTAAAACTTCCCATTTATCTAAGTCACCTGCAGAGTATGGTGAAGAGTTAGAATATTCTGTTGGATTAGGAAATTGTGGATTATAATTATCAATATCACCTACATTAACAGGAGGGGCACTGATTATATTATTCTGTTTATATTTAGCAGCTAATTCTCTAATAGTATCATCTAAGCTTTTATAACCTTTTCCTAAAGAAGCTCCACTAGCATCTAAAATATCATAAGTACCATCACCAAGATCACGTTGATTGTATCCCTGTGTACCCCATTGAGCATTACTAGGATCAAAATCACCTTTATAATATTCCTGGCCTCTGTATTTAGTTATAGGTGAGGTTGACATTAAATTATAAATCGTGGGATCTATAGCTTGTTTTGTTTGTTTAAAACCGGCACCTAAAATAGAATTCTGAATATTTTCAGGAACAGAGAAATCAGTATTACCATAGTAATAATAATCTCCACCTAATTTCGGAAGAGCACCACCAACATAATCTAAAGTCTCTTCGTCAGGAGTTTGATTCTGTGCTAGTTTTCTACCAGCACCCCAAAACTCAGATGGTTGTTGTTGTTCTCGTAATTGATTACTAAACTGAGCTTTAAATGATGTTGGATCACTTGTACCCAAACGCATTAATTCATCTTTATGCTTTTGATTACCAATCTTAGCCCTGTTTATAGTATCAGCAATTTGCTCTAAAGATACTGGTGTATCCATATATTTACCAGTTCCTAAAATCTCTCTGGAAAAACATACTACCTTCTTCTAGACCAAAGTTCATAGCCTCTTGTTTTATGATAGTCATTTCATTCCAAAGTTGTTTTCTATCCTGTAGGGGGATACCATAAGTAGGAGCTAGTCTACAGGCTAATCCATAAGCTAAAGCATCAAACCATTCTTGAGGAAAATCGGGTTCATCAGCACCTGTGTCAAAGTCTTCAAAAGGTCTTTGATAATGAATAACAATTTGATTATTGGATGCTTCTACTGAAGTAGGTGTTGGATAAACAAATAAATCTCCAGTAACTCTTTTTGGTTGATAATATAATTGTATAGGGTTCCCAGAAATAGATTTATTTCCTAACATATTATATTCTTGTCTAGTGACTATTCTCATGGGAATATCTACATTAGTAGAAATATTTCTATTATATGCTTGAATGATTTTCAATGGTTTTGGAATATTTATTGTTTGTCCTAAACCAATTGAATAGGTATTAATAGCATTTGTTAATGGAACACTATATGAAGTTAGTGACCAAATTTGTAATCCATCAGCCATCCATGCTTTAACAAGAGAATTTAATGCTAATTCAGCATCTGTACTAGAATAACTTCCTCCTATAGGAATAACACCTAATAATCCTAATGCTCTTTGAATTATATCATCCCTAGTTATAGAGAAATTAGTTGATCCACTTGTACTCATTATTTATTCCCTTTTATTAAAGCTATAAAAGCAGCAATTGATCCTGAAACAATACCAATCCATTTTAATACATTTAAAAACCAACCAGCAGCTTTCCACGCTTGTACCAATTCTTTGACAATTGGAGTAAGATCTTTTTCATCATTAATATGATTACTTAATATTAAATGTAATTCAATTAACTTATCATCAATAGATTTTAAATGTTCTTCAACATTTAAATACTTTTGTCTTCGTTCTAAAAACTCATTCATAAAATTCTAAGCAAAAGCTGGTTGAGTTAGTACTGAGGTTGTACCATTATCTAAAGATGCTAGAGAACTTCCTAAGACTGTATTATTGTAACAATGAGTTGTTGTTGCTCCTGCTTGAATATAAATTGCTCTATAAACATTTCTAAATATATTATTTGTAAAAATATTTGTATTTGATGCTGTAGTTAATTGTGGTTGTGTGCTTGATATTGTGGTTACTGCAAAATTATTTCCAGATACAGTTACATTATCTGCACCAGATAAAATTGAAATACATCTTTCATAATCCCTAAAAGTATTTCCACACAGTTGCCAACCACCTTGCTGAATATATATTCCATAATCTGTACTCTCATAAGAACCATTATTAATGACTAAATTATTAGAAAAAATACAGTTCTTACCTTCTCCACTACCTGGATAAATCCGCATACCAAAATCCTGTCGTCCTGTTAATCCAAATCCTTCTATAATATTATCTGTAATAATAATATTCTCTCTAACCTGACTTGCATGATTTTGAAATACTATACCAGCAAGATTTCCACTAACACTATCACTAGTTATTTTACTAATATGATTATTAGCAATCAGAATATTTTTTAATTCTCTTCCCTCTGTGTCAAAACTAATACCAATAGAACTAACATTTTTAAAAATATTTCCTATAACGACTTGATCACCCTTTTCTAAATTAATTCCTGAATAACAACTATCAGCAATATTATTTGACCAAACTATCCAACGACCATAACCATGATTTTCATACGCCCAGGAAGCATAAGCATCTCCTGCCATAGCATTACGCATAATATTATTATCAACAGTAATGAAATAAGGTTGTCCATAATAAGACGCGGATGATGTTGTTGTTACTAAATGACGTAGTTCTTGGCCTCTATTATCAGATACTTGTCCCCATTGCGTGCAGTTTAGTAAAGCAACACCATAGAAAGATACTCCTGTACCTGTATAACGAACACCATCAAAATTATTATTTTGTATAGAAAAATTAATTGTATTATATAATACTAAATTATATAAATCATTATTAGTAAATGATGAATTAATAACTTGTAAATTATTTACATAATTTATAGATAATCCTATATTAAGATGGTTCTCTATATTAGAACCTATAATACTAACATTATCTAAAACTAAATTATTTATTAGAGATAATTTACGTAAAGTTGCTGTATTAGCTGTTGTATAACTCTCATAAAGACTTTCTCTAAAAGTTACTGTATCTGTTGCTACAGATTGAACTTGTTTAATTTCACCACGTTTTACTGAAGCATTAGGATAATTATAAATATCTTCTGAAGTAAGTAATACATAGTCTCCAGCAGAAAATTTAGAACCTTGTCCTGCTGTTACTACTACAGAATAAGCTCCTTCTGAAGCATTGGCAGATAATGCTGAACTATCAACAATAGAGCCTTCTGCTTTTACACAAATTCTATATGAACCATCTAATGCGGTTAGACTACTAAAATCTAAAATCATATCACGAAGAATTAGATTTGAACGAAGAGTTAATTTTGCATTACATTTATATGTATAACCAGAACCAGTTATGAGGTTTGCACCACCATTAATTGCTGATTGTATTGCTGAGGAATCATCAGTAATACCATCTCCTACAGCACCATAATCTTTTAATGAAATACTTTCTATGATTTTATTATTAATATTATTTAGGTTAGCATCCATTTCTGCCCAAGTTAATGTTGTGCCTTTACCTGCTCTTGTAACTATTGTTGCCATAACAACTCCTTAAACATAACCATCTGTTACATATCCCTCATCAATATAAAAGATATATGCTACTGTTATAAATATATCATTAGGTGGTCTTATATAAGGGACAGTAATCTTATCCTGTTTTGCTAAAACAAAGTCCTGTGGGTGGCGTTGTTCATAACAATTAGGACATACTATAAAACCATCCCAACGTTGTTTTGCGGTAGTTGCTTTATATTTAATTGAGCAACTATCGCATATTAAATTCCAACTACCAGATATAAAACGATTCTTCACTAGAATTCCCAACCAGCATAATGATGAACAGCTGGTCCTGTTAATTGCACAGTAATAGTTTTATCATCAGTCATATCATGTATGATCTCACCATCTGTAGTCCATGTATCCGAAACAATACAGTCAAATACATATTTCCCTAATACTGGTAAAAGATAATGATAACTAATATATGGAATACTCTCTTCCACATCAGGAATATAAATAACCCGCCTCATTTTACTTTCTCCTTTTGTGGTTTAGATATTGGTTTGCCTTCTTTGATCAACTCAGCAGAAGTTTTTGTAGTTTCCCCAGGTTTGGTGAAAGTCACAGTACCATCAGCTTTTGCTTGTTTAAGTTTTTCTAATACAGGAGGTTGGAGACTTACTGGAGTAGTATCATCAATCCAATAATCTATTTTAAGTTTAGTCCCATCCTTACCTTTAAAGATTGCTTTTTGTGGCACTGCACAATGATTCTGTAATGTTGCTAAAATATTAATTTGACTCATGTTGTCACCTGCTGTAGCTGTGCATCAGTTAGTGCAGAGTTCCAGATATGGACTTCACCGAGGTTGCCGGATATCTGAGAGGCTCCAGTTTGACTGCATCCAACGTACATCGTAGTAGCTGCACCCATTGACCCATCGAAAGCCGTGGCGCTGCCAAGTGTCCCATCAGCACACATCCTTAGATCAGACCCCCACCTCGAAGCACGTTTTCTAGCACCTGTCAGTAAAGGTAATCCGGTTGCCGTTGCGGTGTTTGTAGCATCCCAAAGTTCTCCTGAATCTCGCGCGGTTGAGGTATCAAACCTCAGCATTCTAGCATTGGCGTCACCAGCAAGAACGACGTAGCCTGATACCGTTATCGGCACAGATGATTGTACGGAACACAACGCCGTCCCCTGCGTTACATCAAACGCGCTCGCATAGCTCAGCACATCAGCATTCCGAGTCACCGCCGCCGTAGTCGTCAGTATCGGACTCGCGCGCCACGCTCCGTTCTCGTCCTGGAAGCAATCAACTTCGATCACATCACCAGATGTACCCATCTTCAGGCCAACAGTAGGATTAGCTCCTACGTCAGAAGTCACTTCGACAGGAACCCACGTATCTGTCACAAGTGACGAGGTAATGTCAGTCCAGTTCGTACCTCCGTTGCGTGTTAGGCTGACGGTTCCTGATCCTGAGATTCGCTTGATCCAAGCGCTTGTAGTACGGCTTCCGGTCGCCGCTGTCAGGAGTTGCAGAAGCGTGGCATCATTTGCTGCGGCGGTCAGGCGGCTTGCACTGTTGGCTATGTTGTCGATACCGGTTGCAGTCTTGGCAGCAGTGACATTAGATTTCGTCCAAGCGGCGTTTGTAGCGTCCCTACCCCACAAACAGTTATTCACCCTGCTCGGTTCAGCCAGATACTTTTTCAGTACTGAAGAATAAATTGGAGTATCATTCTTGTTGGTGGTGAAGTACTTGCAGCCATCTACGCCGGCACCGTGGAATGGAGCGGAGAGAACACCGACACTGACATACTCACTGGCGGTTTGGTCGGCTTGGCCGGTGACGTTTTCAAATTGTGCTCGCAGTACTCCAATGATTTTCCCCGTCCCGCCCGCGAAAGCGGGAACACGAGAGCTTGTTTTATCATTGGCGAAAACCAGAACAGGTCCGGCAGCAGCCGCAGCAGTCGCAGTGAATGTCGCTTGTAAATCGTAGACGCCCGTAGACACCAGAGTAGCCTCGGCGGTACACCCCGTTGCGGTATACGTCCCGTCATTAAGGTCAAAGTTTACGTGCTGCCCAGACCCAAAACCCGCCGAGCTACAAGTCAGTTGCACATAACGATGGTTGTTGTACGAAACCCTGGTGGAATAGGTGTATTTATACCCAATAACTGTTGTTGGCGGAGCGTTAAGAAACGCTACTTGATCACCTACAGTTGCGTTGGTTGTGAAGGAATTGGCTCCTGCCGTAAGATTGGTTGTTCCCCAGGCCCCGGTGTTAAATACCTCGCTCTGAGGGCACAGGTTTCGCACCAACCGCGCACCAGTAAACCTCGGGCACCCTGACGGAATATTGAGGTTCAGCTTGCCTTCACTGTCGAAGTCCCAGGCCGCTGTAGCTCTAGTAAAGGTAGGAGTGCTTGCACCCCTTGTTGGAACAATTGTTGTTTTTAATGGTAAGTATAAACTAGATGTAGCTAATATACTACCACTACCACCAGATCCCCCACCAGAGGTTCCATATGGTACTCCTATCCCTAATCCATTGATTAGCATATTACCAACCTAATGCTACAATATCTGAAGCTGCTGTTCCTGTAGCCATAAGACGACCTTCTTTAACTTCAACTGGAAAGAATGTACCAGCAGCCACACCAACAAATGTTACAGGAGTGCCTGCAGCAGATGGAGCTATAGTGACATCACCAGCAGTGCCAATATATAATGCTTTAAAACTAACTACTACACTATCACTTGGAGTGATACGTACAAAGTTAATAGCAGATGAAAAAACTTTTGTTCCCATTGGAACCTCACTATAAAAAAAAATGGGACTAAGATTATTAGTCTTAATCCCACCTTTGGGTTTTACCAAGTCATCCCTTGTTGTGGGAAGTAGTATGAAATAACAATCTTCACTGCATTGGTTAGCTGTGCCGAA